CTAAAGCAGACATAGAGTCTGGTATTAAGTTAGCACGTATGAACTTCCACCGTATATACTTTGATAAGTCAGCACAAAGACTTGTTGAATGTTTAAAGAATTATCGCAGAAGTATAAACTCTGCAACCAACGAACCTGGTGCACCATTGCATGATGAGTTCTCTCATGGAGCAGATGCGTTCAGATATTTATGTACCTCTATTGAGTCTATGAAGAACGAGTCATGGAGCAAAGAGAAAATACAATATACAAATAGAGGAATTGTTTAATGAATATAGAAGACATGGAAATAATTGCACAGATAGAGGCTCAAGAGAATATAGCCTATGGTGTAAATGATAGTGCATTGTCTAATGATAGAGCAGAAGCGATTGACTATTACCTAGGACAACCATTCGGTAACGAAGAAGAAGGTCGTTCACAAGTTGTATCGTATGACGTTCAAGATACTATTGAGTCAGCTCTCCCTCAGCTTTTAAAAGTCTTTGTAGCCGGTGATAAGGTTGTTCAGTTTGACCCTAAAGGTCCTGAAGACCAAGAAGCAGCAGACCAAGAAACAGATTATGTAAACCATGTCGTTATGGAAAAGAACGAAGGTTTCAAAGTATTCTATGTATGGTTTAAAGACGCATTACTATCTAAGAACGGTTATGTAAAAGTATATGCCGAAGAAGAAGAGGAAGAAGAAGAATACGAATACAAGGGGTTGACAGACGCCCAACTTCAAATGTTGGCTTCAGATGAGAATACAGAAGTATTAGAGCATACTGGTTACCCTGACCCAAGTGTCAACATGGATGTTGTCTATCAACAAGCAGCTATGAATGGTGTAGACCCAGCTACAGTTATGCAACCTATGTTACATGACGTTAAGCTCAAGGTTACAGAAAGCAAGACTGAAATATACATTGATAACGTAGCACCTGAAAACATGATGATATCTGTAGAGGTATCAGGTCCTAACCTACAAGATGCTAAGTTTGTTCAACACAGAGAAGTTATGCAGTTAGCTGACATTGCTGAAACGTTTGACAAGCCATTAGAATACATCAAGTCTATTATGTCAGACCTACGAGACACTTTTGAAGAAGAGTCTAATGCTCGTGATATTTATGATGAAGAATATGATAGAGCTATTGAGTCACAAGAAGCACTCGTTAAAGACACATACATTAAGTTAGATGGTGAAAGATATAGAGTAGTCGTATTAGGTAACACAGTTCTTTATAAAGAGAAATGTGAGTATGTACCTTTCGCATGTATCACACCTATGATAATGCCACATAGACATATTGGTCGTTCTTATGCTGACTTGACTATGGACATTCAGTTAATTAAGTCAACACTTATTCGTGGTCAGTTAGATAATATGTATCTAGCTAACAATGGTCGTTATGCAATATCTGACAGAGTAAACCTAGACGATATGCTAACGTCACGTCCAGGTGGTATTGTTCGTGTAGAAGGTGACCCAGGTTCAGGCATTATGCCTTTATCACATCCACCACTACCAGCATCATCATTCGGTATGGTTGAATACATGGACTCTATGAAAGAGAAGAGAACAGGTATCACAGCTTACAACCAAGGCTTAGACTCTAACAGTCTTAATAAGACAGCTACTGGTGTAGCACAGATTATGAATGCGTCTCAACAACGTATTGAGTTAGTAGCTAGAACATTTGCAGAGACAGGCGTTAAAGAGTTATTTAAACTTGTGCATCATTTAGTTAGAACAACACTTACTAAACCAGACATTATTCGTCTACGTAACAAATGGGTAGAAGTAGACCCTAGAGAATGGAAAGCTCGTAAAGACTTATCTATCTCTGTAGGCTTAGGTGCAGGTAATAAAGACCAACAATTGGTTCACTTAACATCTATCTTAAATATGCAAAAAGAAGCTATTGCTGTTGGCTTAACTAACCCTGAAAAGATATATAACGCATTAGCTAAACTTACACAGAATGCAGGCTTTAAGAACCCTGAAGAGTTCTGGGTTAATCCAGCTAATACACCTGAGCAAGAAGGTCAACAAGACAAGCCTTCTGAAGCAGAGATTATGGTGCAAGGTCAGTTGCAAATTGAACAACAAAAAGCTCAAGCTCAACTACAACAAGAGCAAGTACGTTCACAGAATGATGTTATAATTGAACGTGAAAAGATAGCAGCTCAAGCAGAACTAGAACGCTTCAAGGCACAATTAAAAGCTGAGACTGATTTAGCTATCGCACAAATCAAAGCACAATCAGGGATGATGTATGGCGGATAAGTCATTAGAAGAAGTTAAACGTGGTGAACAAGCATCACAGATATTAGATAACCCTATCTACAAAGAAGCTATGGATAAGGTAAGAGAAAGTCTTATTGCTAGTATGGCTAACAGTCCACTAGGTGATGAGAAGACACATAACAAATTAGTAATAGCACTACAACTACTAAACCAAATTAACAAGCAACTTACTGACGTGATGCACACAGGTAAGTTAGCAGCTATCCAAACGGACAGACCTAAGTTTAAGATATTTGGGTAAGGACAAGCCCACTTAAAGCCTACTTCGGTAGGTTTTTTTATTGTCTAATTTCAAGGAAATAAAACTATGAGTGACCAAGTCGCAGAACAGTCACCACAAAGTCGGTTAGAGACTATGCTTGGTGATAGTGTTGAGTCAGATGTTAAACCACCTGAACTTCAAGACGAAGAAGAACAAACACCACTAGAGGCTGAAGCTGAAGAAACTACTGATGAAGTAGAGACTGAAGAAGAAGCAACAGAAGAATCAGATGACGAAGCTGAGGAAGAAGAACAGTCGCAAGATGAAGTTCCTGCTATCCTTAAACTTAAAGTCAATGGTGAAGATGTTGAGAAACCACTAGACGAAGTAGTAGCATTAGCTCAACAAGGCTTAGACTACACGCAAAAGACACAACAAGTAGCAGAACAACGCAAAGAGCTAGAAGCCTATGCTGAGAGTATAAAAGCTCAAGAGCAAGCCTTTCAAGAGCAGATGCAACTTAACAATGTCTTAATTGAAGATGTAGCAAAAATCACATCATTAGACCAACAATTAAACCAATATGCAAACGTGAATTGGCAACAATTGTCTGATAATGACTTTGTGGAAGCACAAAAACTTTTCTTTACATACAACCAACTACAGCAAGAACGTAGTCAACTTGTTTCACAGTTTGAAGCCAAAAAGCAACAAGTCGTTCAGAAGCAAACGCAATTGATGTCTGAGAAGATAGCAAAAGGAAAAGAAATTCTAGCAAAAGAGATACCAAATTGGAGTCCTGAGACTAACCAAGCATTGTTATCTACTGGCAAGGATTATGGTTTTTCAGATGCCGAACTCAATTCAATTGTTGACCCTCGTCACGTAAAGGTATTGCATGACGCTATGCAATGGCGAAAACTTCAACAGAATTCTACTGTAAAGAAAAAAGTATCAAGTGCTAAACCAGTAGTGAAACCTGGTTCTAAAGATACTAAAGCGGAAGCTAATTCTAACCACCGTCAATTACGTGAGTCATTACGTAAAACAGGTAAGTCAGATGCAGCTCAAAAACTTATAGAAAACATGCTTTAATTTACAAAGGAAAAAATAATCATGCCAGCATCAGCAACCAATAGTTATACCGGTAAAGGTATAGCAGAGTCATTTGAAGATATCATTTTTGATATTTCTCCAGAAGACACACCATTGTTATCAATGGCAAAAAGAATGTCAGCAGGTCAAACTTACCATCAATGGCAAACAGACGCATTAGCAGCAGCAGCTACTAACGCTTCAGTTGAAGGTGATGACGCTTCATTCTCAACATTAGCAGCAACAACAGTATTAGGCAACTATACTCAAATCTCACGCAAAACAGTTCAAATTTCAAACACATATGACGTAGTACGTAAGTATGGTCGTAAGTCTGAAGTTGCTTACCAACTTATGAAAGCTGGTAAAGAAATGAAACGTGACATGGAGTTTGCTTTAGTACGTAACCAAGCATCATCAGCAGGTGGACCAGCAACAGCTCGTACATCAGCAGGTATTGAATCTTGGATTACTAACCGAGTAATTGCTACAGGTTCTACAGCAGGTACAACACCTGGCTTCGTAAACGGTATTGTTGCAGCTCCTACAGACGGTACTTCAGTAACATTCATTGAAGCAGACTTAAAGTCAGCTTTACAATTAGCTTGGACAGATGGTGGCGAGCCATCAACAATCCTTATGTCAGCAACTAACAAGTCACGTTTCTCTGGCTTTGCTGGTATTGCTACTAAGTTTGTAGACGTACAAGTTAAAGCACAGGCTTCAATTACTGGTGCAGCAGACGTTTACGTTTCTGACTTCGGTAATCATACTGTGAAACTTGACCGTTTCATGCGTGACCAAGCAGTTCTATGTATTGACCCAGGCTATGTTGGTTTAGCTTCACTACGTCCTTTAAGCAAAGAAGAACTTGCTAAGACTGGTGACTCAACTAAATACCTATTGACAGCAGAGTACGCACTTGTGGTTCAAAACCCAGATGCACATGCTAAGATTCAAAACGTAGGTGCTTAGTAATTAGATATGATATAATGGAGGGAATTAATTTTCCCTCTGTTGTATTTTTATTATGCCAATATTATTTGACCACAATAGCGTAACAGGTGTAAGTCAGTACTTTGACTATGACCCAGCTAAAGATACATACTACCTAACCTCTACTCAAGACTTGAGTGGCATGTTAGACAAGATTAAAGAAGCAAGAGATAACCCTGAAATTTGGAATAAGGGCGTTCAAGAAGAATGGGCGCACTTTGCTAGTATTCCACCTGTAGTGGAAATGCAGTTAAAGCAAAAGGGTATAGATATGTATAACCCACACCAAACTAAAGAACTCATAAAAGAAATAAACGAAAACTATCCATATCTCAAGTTGACAACAAAGAATGGATAAACAAGAAATACAAAAGATACAATTAGCCATACATGACCTTATCAATCAGGAAAAGTATGACGAAGCATTACCACTTATATATTCTGTATTAGAAGAATATCCTAATGAAGCCGCTACATTAAACTTCTTAGGTTATATCTGGTTAATGGGCGATAAGCCTGCATTTGCATATCAGTTCTTCCGTAGAGCATTACAAGAGATGCCAGGCAATAAAGCTATATGGACATCACTAGGTCGTGCAGCACATGAACTAAACATGTATGAAGATGCTCTAAAGTATTTCTTAAAGTCAGCAGAATTAGACCCTACATACGCATTAGCTTATTCTAATGCAGCAGCAACGCTAGTACAAACATCTAAATGGGATGATGCAGAGAAAGCCTGTAAGATGGCTTTAGAATGTAACCCTAACGACTTACATGGTCAACTAAACCTAGCACACACTTACTTAGCTAAAGGTGAATGGGATAAAGGTTGGGCAGAATGGCATAAGTCACTAGGTGGTAAGTTCCGTAAAGAATGGGTATATGGTGACGAAATAAGATGGGATGGCACTAAAGACAAAACACTTATTATCTATGGCGAACAAGGTCTAGGTGATGAGATATTTTATGGTAGCTGTATTCCTGATGCTATTAGCTCTAGTAAGCAAGTCTATATAGACTGTGACCCAAGACTGGAAGGATTATTTAAACGTAGCTTTCCAGAAGCAGAAGTTCATGGCACTCGTAAAGAAGATAGCCCTGAATGGTTAGCAGATAAGAAGTTTGATTACAGATGTGCCATAGGTGGTTTACCACAGTTCTTTAGACATACGAATAAAGACTTTCCTGGCACACCTTATCTAAAAGCTGACCCTGAAAGACGCACTATGTGGCGTGGGTTATTTGACTCATGGGGTAAGAAAGTTATAGGTCTTACGACTAAAGGTGGTATTAAACATACTAACGCTAAAGGTCGTGAACTAACACAAGAAGATATAGAACCATTATTAAAGCTCAAAGACTATGTGATAGTCAGTTTAGATTATAGCGTAGAACGCAAATTAGACGGTGTTAAATACTTTGATTTTGCAACAAGTGCAAAAGACTATGATGATACAGCAGCGTTAATAGCTGAATGTGATATGGTCTTAGGTGTAAATACAACTGCTCAACATTGTGCAGCAGCTATGGGAGTAAAGACATGGTGTCTAGTTCCTACATGGCATCAATGGCGTTATGCTCAACCTAGTATGCCTTGGTATCGTCACATGAGAATTATCTACCAAGACAATGATACTTGGAAAGAAGTTATCAATAAAGTGGCTAAACAGTTAAATGGGACTTGGTGATTGGTTAATGGCATCAGGTGATGCTAAAGAAGCTCACGAAAGAACCGGTAAGAAGGTTAAGTTAGGTGATGGCGTTAGAATGTCATGGGATGGTCAAGTATTTGCTAACAATCCTAGAATGGCTAGTAACTCTGATACAGACGTAGTATGGGTTAAAAACTATCAAGGTCATAGACCATATCTCAAAGGCACTAAGAATGGTCGGTTATTATTCAATGATGACTATAAGCCTAGAGTAGGCGAAATATACTTTAGTGAACAAGAACAAGAAGTCATAGATAAAATAGATAAGGACTACATAGTAGTAGAGCCTAATGTTAAAAGAGTCTATGCACACACAGTTAATAAAGCATGGCATGATTGGGAAGAGTTATTTAAACATGACTTACCATGGCTACAGTTAGGTGATGTTACTGTAAAACGATATACAAAGTGGAAAGAAACAAATACCTTTAGAGAAGCATTACAAGTATTAAGCAAAGCAAAGTTATTTGTAGGCACAGATGGTGGTTTACATCATGCAGCAGCAGCATTAGGCATACCTTCCGTAGTGATATGGACAGGTTTTACTTCACCGAGGCACTTAGGATATGACACCCATAGAAATATACATGACGGTTCAGAGCCATGTGGGACTTATGATAGCGTATGTCAACATTGCCTTCTAAAAAGCAAAGCAATCACCGTAGAACAGGTTTTAGATGCAGTTAATACTGAGTGGCATAGAACGCAGAGATAAGGTCTTAAAACGCTTGCAAAAGCATTGTAAGGGTATTTTAACAAGAGAATGGGATGGTAAGTCTATTCCAGTTGTAGTAGGTAATTTACAGGGTGCAGATAAGATACAAATAGCCTGTAGAGAACAAAACATACCTTATATTCTAATAGACCATGGCTACTTTCACAGGTCATCTGAATTAGAATGGGCTAGATTCTGTGTAAATAACTACCATTGCACAGATTGGCGTGTATCAGATAGAGAAACACCTAAAGTTCACGAGTATCGTAGTGGTGAAAACGTAGTTGTGTTACCTCCACCAGAAAAGATAGCTTATATTTACCAAACTTCTAATTGGTTAGACAGAACGGTAGAAGAGATTAGAAAACATACAGAAAGAAAGATTGTCATTAAGCGTAAAGGCGAAGGTGACTTTAAACAAACATTAGAAAAAGCTCATGTCATTGTGAGTTTTGGTAGTGTCGCAGATGTAGAAGCACTTATTCGTGGTGTTCCTGTCATAGGTTCACCTTATAGCCCTGCAAACCCTGTATCCAATAACATTAAAGACATAGAAAACTTAACATATTTTGACAGAACAGCATGGTTAAGCTCATTAGCTGCTAGTGAATGGCATAAAGATGAGATGGACAAGTGCTGGGATAGACTAAAAGGACAATTAGATGGCGTTTACTAACTATACCTCGTTTGTAACTACGGTAGAAAACTACTTAGCACGAACAGACTTAACATCACAGATACCTGACTTCATTCAGATGGCACAATTTAGAATGACTCGTGATTTAAGAACAGAAAGAATGTTAAAAGTCGCTACTGCTGACACTACAGATAGCACAGTAGGCTTTCCTACAGACTTTTTAGAAGTCAGAGAAATACACATGTTAGGTAACCCACCTGTGTTACTAGAGTTTCAGTCACCTGACTTATTCTTTAGAGATGGTCAAACAACATTATCAGGCAGACCTCACTATTTTACAATGTTAGGTACAGAATTTAAGTTTGCACCAGGTCCTGATACAAGCTACACAGTTCAAATTTTATATTATGCTCAACCTACATTTATCTCTAGCACAACAGCTAGTAATTTGTTCTTAGCATACTATCCAGATGCTCTACTTTACGCAACTCTAGCAGAGGCAGAACCATATCTTATGAACGACCAAAGAATTGCTACATGGTCTGCTTTATACGATAGAGCAATTGCGAATATTAAGAAGAGTGATTTAGGTGCAACATATCCATACACAACATTAAGCGTAACACCAAGATAAAGGAAAAATCATGGCAGAAATGAGTAACTTTTTAGAGAACGCATTAATCAATGCAACTCTACGCAACACAACATATACATCAGTCGCAACAGTATATGTATCACTATGGACTTCAGACCCTACAGACGCAGGTAGTGGTACAGAAGTATCCGGTGGTTCATACGCTAGAACAGCAGTTACATTTGGTGCACCATCTAACGGTGCATCTACAAACTCTGCTGACGTTACATTCCCAACAGCAACAGCTTCATGGGGAACAGTAGGTTGGATTGGTATTAATGACGCAGCAACATCAGGAAATCTTTTATACCATACAGCTTTGGATACAGCTAAAGCTATTGACTCTGGCGATATCTTTAAGATTTCAACAGGTAACCTTTCAGTTACATTAGCGTAAGGATAAATCATGGCTCTAGTCGTTAAAGATAGGGTAAGAGAAACCACTACGACCACAGGCACAGGCACAATTACATTAGGCGGTGCTACTACAGGATTTCAGTCATTCTCTGTAATTGGTGATACTAATACTACGTTCTATACGATACAGTTAGCCAATACAAATGAATGGGAAGTAGGTGTAGGAACATATACACTATCAGGCACTACTTTATCTAGAGATACTATATTAGAGTCTAGCAATAGTGGAAGTGCAGTTAATTTTAGTGCAGGTACAAAAGATGTCTTTGTTACTTACCCTGCTGAAAAAGCAATCTATTTAGGTAATTTACCTACTAAAATGGTAGTGACTAAAAGAGATACAACTACTGCTGACGTTGCTTTGGCTAATGGTTTTTTACCTGTATTAAATAGAAGTGGCTCAACAATTAATGTTACAGTAAGTTAAGGAAAATTATGGCAACTCGTTATGGATTAGTGCTTAATGGCACAACAATACAAGAATTACAGTCAGGCGATACTATTATTGGCTTAACTTCTAGTACAGCACTTCAAAAAGGTGATGGCTCTACTGGATTAACTGCGGCTTCTGCTGGTACAGACTATGTAGCTCCAGGCACAGCAGCTACATTTACAGCTACTCAAACATTTAATTCAGGAAACTTAAAATTAGCTGGTTCTACAAGTGGTACATCTACACTTAATGCTCAAGCTACAGCAGGCACAACAACATATACACTACCTAACGCAACATGTACTTTAGGATTTTTAAATATTCCAGCAGTTGGAACTAAAACAGGTTCATATACTTTAGCTACAGCAGATGTTGGTAAATATGTACAAGTTGGTTCAGGTGGTTCTATTACTATACCAGATGCAACATTTGCTGAAGGTGACGCTATTTCAATATTTAATAATACATCAGGAAATATAACAATCACTTGTACAATTACTACAGCATATATAGCAGGTACAGATTCAGATAAAGCGTCTGTAACTTTAGCAACAAGAGGCGTAGCTACAATATTATTTATTAGTTCAACAGTTTGTGTTATTTCAGGAAATATTACATAATGAGTGGAATAATGCAAATGTTTATTGGTTCAAAACCTACTATCACTACTGTATCTGCATCCTATCTTTCTGTGGCTGGTGGTGGCGGTGGTGGTGGTTTTGGTGGTGCTGGTGCTGGTGGGTATTTAGCTTCTACATTTACATTATCTACAACTACAACATATACAATTACTGTTGGTGGTGGTGGTGCAGGAAGCACATCTCTTCAAGGAACAAACGGAACAGACTCCTCTATTTCAGGCACAGGGCTTACTACTGTAACCTCTGTAGGTGGTGGTGGTGGAGGTGGAGTTGCAGCTTCACCTGGCAACAACGGAAAAGATGGAGGTTCAGGTGGTGGTGGCGGTAATTCTAGCGTATCACCTTATGCAGGTGGAACAGGCGGAGCAGCAACAGCAGGACAAGGTAATGCTGGTGCAACTGCTGGTGGAGGAGGTAACGCTGCCGCAGGTGGAGGCGGTGCTGGTGCAGCAGGAGCAGCCAATGTTACTTATGGTGTAGGAGGTAATGGTGGTAACGGAAGTGCATCTTCTATTTCAGGTAGCTCAGTAACCTATGCTGGCGGTGGTGGTGGAGCTGGAACTAATACAGCTGGAACAGGTGGAACTGGGGGCGGTGGAGCTGGTGCGGCTTACTTAATATCAAATGCGGTTTCAGGAACTGCAAACACAGGTGGTGGTGGTGGTGGAGCTTATAGCATTTATCAAGGCTCAGCAGGAACAGGCGGTTCAGGCGTAGTTATTATCTCATACGCTGGCTCACAAGTATTTACAGGCGGAACTGTAACATCATCAGGTGGAAACACAATTCATACATTTACATCTAGCGGAACATTAAGTTAATTAAGGAGCAGTAACTTGGCACATTTTGCACAAACAGAAAATAACATTGTAACTAAAGTTATAGTGGTAGATAACAAAGATACTTCCAATGAAGAAGGTGTTGAGATTGAACAAATAGGTACAGACTTTTGCTCTAATCTTTTAGGTGGTACTTGGAAACAAACATCTTATAACGGGAACATTCGTAAGAATTATGCTGGTGTAGGATACACTTATAATGAAACATTAGATGCTTTTATTGCACCTAAACCATTTAATTCATGGTTATTAAATGAAGCAACTTGCCAATGGAAAGCTCCTGTAGATTATCCTACAGACAATAAAAGATATACATGGAATGAAGCAACAACATCTTGGGATTTAGTAGAAGAGGCTGTGTAATAAATGTTTGGCATAAGTGCATTTGCTGAAACCTCCTTCAGCACACTAGGTAAGATAGGAGGCATAGTATTAGCCTCTGCTCAAGTAGATGCAAACGCAATTGTTACTGCTAACGCTAATGCAATAAAACCATTTAGTGCTGCTATTACAGCAGACGCTACTGTCACAAGTGATGCAACAAGAATACGATTAAATACTGGTTCTATAAATGGAACTGCTGATGTAAGTGCTGTTTACTTACGCATAAGAAATGGTGCAGGTTCAATTACAGGTAACGCTACTGTAACTGCACTAGGTTCGTTTGAGATTACAGGTTCAGCAAGTATTACTGCTAACGGTTCAGTAGAACTTAATTATGTAGTTATAAGAACAAATGCTGCAAGCATTACAGGAAATGCAACTGTATCTTGTTTAGGAGGATATGTAGTAAGTGGTAATGGACACATAGTCGCTAATGCAAGTGTCTATTGTTTAGGTGGTATTGTAGCAGGTGCAAGTGCATCTATTACACCTATAGCCACAGTTACAGCAAACGGAATTATACAAGGTGAAGGATGGACACCTGTCACACCATCTTCAGATACATGGACACCATCATCAGCAAGTTCAGACACATGGACAACAATTTCACCATCATCAGATACATGGCTTAGACAAGGATAAAAAATGGCAAAAACCAAAATTTCAGAATTTAGCACAACAGCAGCAGATAATACAGATATAACTAATATCAATATTGCTGAAGGTTGTTCACCAGCTAACTTAAACAACGCTGTTCGTAGTTTAATGGCATTACTTAAAGACCAACAAACAGGTTCTAGTGGTGACCCATTTACAGTAGCAGGTACATTAGTTTCTTCAGGCACAGTTGATATTACAGGTGCATTTAGACTAGATGGAACTGCAGGTGCTTCTGGTCAAGTATTGTTATCAGCAGGCGGTAGCACAACACCTACATGGGGTACTGCTTTTGTAGCTGGCATGATAATGCTATGGTCAGGTTCTTCAGCCACTATTCCTAGTGGATGGTTATTATGTGATGGTTCAAGTTCTACTCCAGACTTACGTAACCGTTTTGTAGTAGGTGCTACATCTACTTATGCTGTAGGTGCAACAGGTGGTAGTGCAGATGCTATAGTCGTATCTCATACTCATACTGCAACTGTAACAGACCCTGGACATGCACATACACTTCCTTATAGTGCTGCAGATACAGTTGGTGGTGGAAATGCAGGTATTCGTGATAGTGGTACAGTTAGCACTTCTACTGCAACAACAGGTATTACAGTAGCAAACTCTACAACAGGCTCTAGTGGTACTAATGCTAACTTACCTCCTTACTATGCTCTTTGCTATATTATGAAGGCTTAATATGCCAGTACAACGCATATCTTTTAAAGACTGGTTACCTGACCAACCTAGTATATTAGACTCTGTATCAGAAGCTAATAATGTCATTCCTTTAGCTGTAGGATATGGTCCATTTAAGTCAGCAGTAACATTTTCAAGTGCAGCTTCAGAAAACTTGAATAATTGCTTTGCTGCTAAACTAGACAATGACGTATTTATCTTTGCTGGTGGTGCTACTAAACTATTTAAAGTAGACAATAATGACTTATCTCTAGTAGACAAGTCTAAGTCAGGTGGTTATACAGGTACAAATAGATGGCAATTTTTACAGTTTGGTAGTCTTGCAATTGCATCTAATGGCTCTGAAAAGATACAGTCTTTTGACGTAAACAGTTCTACAGCTTTTGCAGACGTAAGTTCAGATGCCCCTATTTCTAAATACATTACAGTAGTTCGTGACTTTGTAGTCGCAGGTAATATTGGTGCAGGTACATCACCTAGTAAGGTGCAATGGTCAGGTATCAATGATGCAAGCACTTGGACTACTACAGCAACATCTCAAAGTGACTATCAAATTATCCCTGATGGTGGTGATATCACCGGTGTCGTAGGTGGTGAGTTTGGTATTGTATTCTTAGAAAAAGCCATTGTCAGAATGTCATATATAGGCACACCGCTTATATTCCAATTTGACACTATCTCTCGTAACGTAGGTTGTATAGAAGGTAATTCTATAGCACAATACTCAGGTACAGCTTACTTCTTATCAGATGACGGTTTTTATGCGACCAATGGTCAAACATTAACAGGTATAGGCTCTGAAAAAGTAGACAGATACTTCTTTAACAACGCTAACATTGGTGATATTGACTCTATATCAACAGCAGTAGACCCTGAACGTAATTTAGTCATTTGGAATTATGGCAATATTTCTGGTGGTCGTTCACTACTTATCTATAACTTTGAAACACAAAAATGGTGTGAAGCAGATACAGATGTAGACTATTTATCTACACTAGCTACTCCAGGTGCAACATTAGACGGTCTTGATGCTGCTTACAATATTAATGCAGGTTCATTTGTCGTAGGCAAGTCTTATACAATTAGAACAGTAGGCAATACAAGTTTTACAGCTATAGGTGCAGTTGCTAATACTGTAGGTGTATTATTTACAGCTACAGGTGCAGGCTCAGGCACAGGTGTAGCCATAGATATGGCAGCATCAGCAGCAGGACTTAAAACAGAAAATACACTTGTAACAACACTAGACGATAGACTATATAAAGGCGGTAAGTTCTTATTCGGTGGTGTTCGTGATACTAGAATTATTACATTCACAGGAACTAACGCTACAGGTTCTATCATTACTAATGACCTAGAATATGGTTATAACTCTGTCTTAACTCTTATTAGACCTTCTGTAGATAATGGCTCTGCAAACGTGCAAGTAGCAAGTCGTAGAATGTTAGATGATACTATTACTTATAGTTCATCTGTATCAGCTACAGCAGAAGATAGATGCTCTGTAAGAAGTGCAGGTCGTTATCATAGAATAGCTTTAACACCTACCGGTGCTAACTGGTCATCTGCAATTGGTATGGATATAGATTACTCTGAACAAGGAACTAGATAATGGCACGTAGTGATATGTACCGTAAACTACCTTGGACAGGTGGTGATGCTAGAAGTGTAGCTGAAATTGTGAACAACCTTGTAGAAGGTAAGTCTAACAATACAGGTGATATTACATTAGTTGCAGGTGGTGCTTCATCTACAACTATCTATGATGAACGTATAGGTTATAACTCTTATATTGGGCTAGAACCTAAAACACAAACGTCAGCTAGTACATACTTCCCATACGGTGCGTTTCAAGATACAACAGACCAAAGTTTAGCAACTATTACAGCTACAGGCAATATTACACTTGATACTACAGACTACTCTTTAGGCACAAGTCGTGTAGATGGTTATAAGATAAAAGTAGACTATTCTGGTCTTTATAACGTTCAGTTTAGTATTCAGCTTGCTAATGATGATTCACAAATACAAGACGTAGATATATGGTTTAAAAAGAATGGTTCAGATGTTGCAGGTTCTAACAGTAAGTTTTCTGTAGATAGTAAACATGGTAGCGTTAAAGGTCATGTTATTGCAGCATTAAACTTTAACATAGAACTTGCTAAAGATGATTATGTAAGTTTAGCATGGGCTACAAGCTCTAAATTAGTAACAGTAGAACATTTAGCAGCACAAACAACACCTACTAGACCTGCAACACCTAGTGCTATTGTTACTATTCAGTATTTAAGTGCTAACTCATTTACAACTAACTTATTTACAGAGCCTTACATTAGCTCACAACAAAATGGACAAGCAACTATCAGTCACCCTGCAAATACAGGCACGAATAAGGTATATCGTTATATAATAGTAGGATGATTTTACATTACATACCTAAAGACCAGCTTAGGACTCATTGGGAGTTTATTAAACATGGTCTTGAAATAGTCAGAAGCAAAGGTCATCCTGAGTGGTTAGCAGAGGATGTCTATTGTGATTGTTACGAACAGCGTTCTATGGCATTTCTAGCTATAGCCGATAACAAACCTTATGGCTTTGTAGTATTACAGCCTATGGGTAATGCACTTCATGTATGGGCAGCATGGTCATCAATTAATCACGAATTACTACTTCAAGAAGCATGGCAAGAAATTCAAGCAATAGCAAAACAAGGCAGTAAAACAAGAATTACTTTTACATCTCAAAGACGTGGCTGGGATAAAAAAGCTCTACACATGGGTTTTAAACCTTCAACATGGGAATTTACACTTTAAGGAAAGCAACATGAAATTATTTGGTTACGATTTAGGATATAACAATTCATTAAAAGATAAAATGTATTGGCTTGTTACAGGATTTATGACTCGCAATGGGTTTATGTTATGGGGAGGCGACCCAGAACCGCAAAAAACAACAACTGGTATTGACCCGTCTATGAGACCTTATGTTGAAAGAGGTTTATCAGAGGCTCAAAAACTATACGAAACATATACACCAAAATATTTTGAAGGTCAAACTTATGTTAGTCCATCTGCACAAACAGAATCAGCATTAAAGATGGCAGAAGCTAATGTTGGTGCTACTACACCTGTAATTGGTGAGTTATTAGGTCAACAAAGAAACGTATTAGGTGGTCAATACTTAGGACCTAACCCATATCTTGAAGCAGCTTTAAAACCAGCACAAGATTTAGCAGCAAAACAATATTATGATGCTATTAATCAAACAAGAAGTAATTTATCTGGTTCTGGTCGTTTAGGTTCAGGAGCACAAGTACAATTAGAAGGATTAGCAGGTGAAAATTTAGCTAATGCTTTAGTTAATCAAGCAGGTAATGCAGCATATCAAAACTATGCCACAGAACGTGGTTTACAAGAAAGTACTGCTAGATATATACCACAACTTCTACAATCAACTTATGCACCTTCATCACAATTATTAAATGTTGGTCAAGCACGTGAAGATTACTCTAATAAAGCATTGCAATCAGATATTGACCGCTTTAACTTCCAACAAAACTTACCATACCAAAGACTTGCACAATTTACTTCTACAGTAGCTGGTCAACCATTAACTACTACATCAACAACATCAGGTGGTGGCAAGATAGTATGTACAGCTATGAACGCTGAATATGGCTTTGGTAGTTTCCGTAACGCTATCTGGTTAGCTCAATCTAAAGACTTAGACCCAGCATACGAAAAAGGTTATCACACTCTATTCTTACCATTAGTAAACTATGCTTACAAAGCAGGTGAAAAGAATGCCCTACAACGCATTTTAAGGGGTGTTTTAGAGCATATCGCAAGACACCGTACTGCTGATATATGGAAACAAAAAAGAGGTAAAACTAGAGACAATATTGGCATGATTTATCGTGCTATCTTAGAACCAATATGCTATGTAGTAGGAAAGGTAGGCAGATAATGAGTGACCCAATAACAGCAGCAGCAATAGGTGCAGGTATAAGTGGTGGCACATCTTTATTACAAGGTAAAAGCGTAGGTAAATCATTAAAAAATGCAGCTATAGGTGCTGCATTAGGTGGTACTGGAGGCTATTTAGGTGGTGCTATGGGTGGTGCAGGTGGTGCAGGAGCTACAACAGGAGGCACAACAGGTAATCTTGGAAATGCTATAGCTACAGAAGGTGCATCAAATATGGGTAATATTGGTATGGCTAATATGTTTAATACTGGAGCTGGAACTACATTAGGTCAAGCAGGTACTTATGCTCAAGGTTTAAATCCTGAATTATATACAGGCTCTATGGGTATGTTTGACGTAGCTAAAAACTCAACACTTGGGTACAACCCAACATTTTTAGGCGGTCAAGGACCAGCAACATTTGCAGGTGGTGGAGGTTATGACACATCATTATTAGGTGGATTAAAACGTGGTGTAAGCGGTATCATGCCAGGTGATGTTCTAATGAGTAACCCAGTAGGATATGGAAACTTAGCACTTAATGCTTATAGTACTATGAATCAATCACAAGCTCCATTACAACCATCTCCAACGTTAAGCTCTCAACAACTTATGGGTCAACAAGGTCCAGTTCCTGTTCCACAATTTAACAGCATGGCACAATTACCAAGAAAACCAATTTACATAGGATAAATCATGGCATTATTTGATAACAACCCAATATCAGCACTTACTAATCCAATTAAATCTGGTATTGGTAATTTGTTTGAAGGTATAACACCTTTTGGTAGCACTATACCTGGTGGTATTTTAGAAGGGCAAGATGAAGAAAAGTTACGCAATCAAGCATTAATACAAGGTTTATTAGGAACTGCTGCTACATATCTAGCAACACCTAAAAACTTAAATGTAGGTTCACCATTACCTTATTTAGGTAAAGCCTTCTTAGGTGGTATGAACGCATCTCAAGATGTAATAGACAGAGCTTTAACTGCCCAATATAGAAAACAGTTAGCAGGAAGAAGCGATAATCTTAGAACGTATGAAAAAGATGGACTAAAAGTAACAGAAGAATATGACCCAATAGAGAAGAAATTTAAAGTAATAGCAACAAATCCTTTAAATGTTCCTAAAGAAGAAAAACCAAGGCAATATACTGGAAATTTTGAAAACGTTGCAATTAATATGTTTCCTAATGTTGACCCAATGGACCTTACTGAAGCTCAAAGAAAACAAGTGTTTAATGCAGTTGAAAGATTAACTGCTGCTGGAACATTAGCAAGATTACCATTACAAGAACAAGAGGCAGCATATAATATTGGCAGACCTCAACAATCAATCCCAGTAACTGCTGGTGGAAAAACATATTACTTTAAAGACCAAAATTCAGCAAACGCATTTAGACAGAAAGCAGGTATTAAATAATGGCTACTTTAGATGAATTAGCAGCACAATTTGGTGGAAGTTCTCAACCATTTGATATGCCTTTAGAAGCACCAGAAGGTATAAGAGTGCCTTGGCAAGGATTGCCACCAAAAAAAGCAGATGAAGCTCGTTTAAGAGCAAGTGAACAAGCTCGTAAAAAAATTGACGAAAATGTAAAAGTAGTTCAAGAAGGAGCTAGAGTTCTTAAAGATATGGAAGAGTTTGGAGCATTAAATCGTGAAGCTAGAACTGGTGAATGGTATACAGGTATTCAACCAAGTTTTTTACAAGGTTCTGCTGAACAAAAAATGGAAGCTATTACATCAAAATTAGCTCCAGCTCAACGTATAGAAGGTTCTGGCACTACATCTGATAAAGATATTGCAATGTTTGTAAAAGCAGTTCCATCTATAAATAAAAAAGGTGATGTTAACCAATCTATCAGAGAAAACTTTGCTAAACAATATGATAGGTCAAGAGCAAAATTACAATACCTACAAGACTATTATGACCAATATGGGCACTTAAATGGTGCTGATACATTGTGGGAAAAAGAACAAGATAGGTATTTAGCTAAACCACAATCTGCTGCACAACCTATGCAAGAACAAATGGCACAACCAACATTACAAGCTCAACCATCTTACAAAGGGTTAAAAATTAATCAAAAAGTAAATGGCTGGAAGTATTTAGGTGGAGACCCTAACGACCAAAATTCTTGGAGTAAATAACTATGGCAGCAAATAACCCATGGGAAATGTCTTGGAAAGAAGATACTACAGTTACTAAAGGTGAGCAAGGTTCTTCTCCTTGGACAATGAATTGGCAAGAAGATAAAGCAAAACCTACAAAAAAACTATCAGCAATTGAACAAATTAGAACAGGGAACTTTCCTACTGCTGAAAGATTTAGAGCTGGTTATGCACAAATGCCAGAATATTTACAAGACCCTTATTTAGGTTTAAGTACAAGTAATATTGGTAAAGTAGGTGCTGAGATGTTTCCTGGAGTAACTAAATTTATCAGTCAAACAATACCTGAAAAATTAATGCAAAGTGCTTTAAAACCTACTCAAAAACAATTGGAAAGTGGTAAAGCAGCAACAGCAGTTAAAACTATGCTAGAAGAAGGTATTAACCCAACTCAAATAGGTGTTAAAAAATTAGAAAATAAGATTACAGATATTAATAATCAGATTGTAAATAAAATTGGCTCATCTACAGGCACAGTAAGTAAAACTGATGTTCTTAAATACTTAGATGATATAGAGGCTAAAAAACTTAAACAAGTTAATCCATCTGATGACATAGCTGCTATTAACAAAGTAAGACAAGAATTTATGGCTTACAATCAACCTATTATTAAAACTACAAGTCAAACTATTCCTGTGCAATTAGCTCAAGAGTTAAAACAAGGTACATATTCTGCATTAAAGAAAAAATATGGTCAACTTGGTTCTACAGAAGTAGAAGCTCAAAAAACATTAGCACGTGGATTAAAAGAAAAAGTAGGTGAAGCAGTACCTGAAGTTGTTGGACTTAATAAAAAAGAATCAGAGCTTATTGACACATTAGATGTTGTTGAACGTAGAGCATTAATGGAACTTAATAAAAATCCTGCAGGTCTTGCATTATTAACAGAATCACCTCAACAGTTTGCTGCATTTATGGCTGATAAAAGTGCGTTGTTTAAATCTTTACTTGCTAGAGGTATTTATAATTTTAATAAAATATCACAGCCAGTACAAGGGCTTTTAAATACGCCTCAAGCAGCTAGGGGTGCAAGTATTTTATCTCCATATATAGAAGAATAAGGAATTGTAATGGTAAAGTCAGACGTAGAATCACGTTTAAGTACGCATGAAGAAGTATGTGCGTTACGTTATGAGCAAATAAACGCAAGACTCAAACGCCTAGAACAAATCTTATTAGGTACAGCAGGTTTTGTTATTGTTTATCTACTAACTAATGGAATGAAATAATGCAATCATTAAGAAACTTAATAGCATTACTTGTAGGTATGTCCATAGGTATGTTATTAGCACTTTCTATGGATGCTAAAGCAGCAGATACAACTACTATCAATTACAAAGGTCAACCACCACCAAGTGCCATTAGCCCTTCTATAAGTGCTTTTAGCCAAGACGTTTGTATTGTTCCTGTTACTGGTTCTGTATCTAGTACATTGTTTGGCTTAAGTGGTGGCTCTGGCTATAAAGACGTAAACTGTGAACGTATTAAATTAGCTAAAACTCTTAATGACTTAGGTCTTAAAGTTGCAGCAGTATCTATACTTTGTCAAGATGAAAGAGTATTTGAAGCCATGATACAGTCAGGTTCACCATGTCCTATAAACGGTTCTATAGGTGACGCTGCTAAACGTGGTTGGTATGAACGTAACCCTTCTATATTTAAGAAACTATATGGCGATACATACACGATACCGCTTGTTCTTGACGAGCCTATTACTACTTCTATCCCTACAAGGAAATAATGCTTATGCTTGGTATTGCAACTATACTCCAACGCCTGAAGGTTATATGCTTCCAGGTTCTCTCGTATGTAATGGCATTGACCCACAAATTGCACTTAAAGACTATTGGTGCGTATCTTATAACCCAAGTGACCCAATTTGCGGTGCGTATCAAGCACCTGCTTGTTCAGACTTGGTTGAAAATCAAACCACAGCTTGTACGTTACCTCATTATAGCGGTGCTGTTAATCAAAGCAGGACTTATAGTTGTTCTTCAAGCTCTTGGTCACCTTGGACAGAAACTTCTAACAATTGCACGCAAGACCCTCCAACGTGTCAAGCAAGTACTGAAACTAGACAACTAGCCTGTCAAGCAGACTATGTAGGTTCAGTTACAGAAACTAGAAATTCATCTTGTCCTGACCCTTATGGTAATGATGTATGGGGAGCATGGGTAGAAACAAATAATACATGTGTTAAGAGTGCTACAAACGTCACCAACGTAAGTTCTCCAGTTAGCCCTAGCTCACCCCTTAACCCTGTAAATAATCCACCTCCTGCACCACCACCTGCTGTTGCTCCAGAGGTAAACCCATTAGCTGCACCTGAACCACCTAGAGTAGAGTCAGCTCCTGTTAAGGTTGAACAACCAAAACAAGAAACTAAAAGCGAGCCAAAAGCAAAAGAAGACAGTCCAAAAGACCCACCAAAGGCTGAACAAAAGAGTGAGAGCAAGGATAGTCCTAAACTTGACGTACCAAAGGGTAAAGAGCTTGTACATGGCTTTGGGATAGTCCTTTCTTTAGAAATACTTAACAGACCTATTATACAGCAAATTGAATTAACAGATGCTTTCAAATTTGATACGGAGATAAACAATGAGTTCGGAAAAAATCAAAACCTTCAACTTGAGCTTATCCAGCTCGGCACTTCTGAAGTTGATTTTAATAGCATTGCCAATAGTGGCTGGCTCGGCATACGCAGGCATAACTTTTTACAACAAGATGGTTACGGCAATTGAGGCTGTTGAGAGTTTAGACTTAGCTCCTATAGAGTCTAAGTTAAATGGTTTAGAGATACAGGTTAAAGCAATAAACGAAAGACAATATCAGCTATCTGAGTCTATTATGAAAGCTAGTGAAAAGTCTTCAGACGCTATTGCTAACTCACGTGAGACTTCTGCTATGGTATCAGGACTACGTAAAGAATTAGAAGCAACCGTAAATGCAATGGATGATAAACTAAATACTGTTAAACGTAGCACAATGAACCCATTATCAAAATGACATTCATCAGCGAAAATAATATAGCGAATCTTTATAGTGCAATTATAGAGATGCCTATATTTGATGAATACAAATTACCACCGGCAAGTAAAGTAGACTTTGTTATTGTAGATGATGATAGTATTTGTGGTGAATATCAGCCACCAGAACAAGGTGAACCACATGTCATTACTATTTCTGTAGCAAGACACTCTCATTTATATCCTGTGCTAATTACACTTTGCCATGAAATTTTGCATATGGCGGTATATACAGTTTCACCAAAAACAGAGCAGTACACAAGTCATAAAGGCTTGTTTCTTAAATTACAAAAACGTGTAGCCAAAATGTATGGCTTTGACCCAAAGGAGTTATAGATGTTAAGTATTTTATCAGGTATATTAGGTTTTGCTACTTCAGGCTTACCTAGTGTTTTAGGTTTCTTTCAGCAAAAGGGTGACCAGAAGCATGAAAGAGAAATGGCTAAACTACAAACAGAACGTGAATTAGAATTAGCTAAAGCAGGCTTTATATCTCAAGAAAAGATAGAAGCTATTAAGCTAGACCAAATAGAAGTGCAAACATACGCACAAGAACGTGAAGCATTATACGACCACGATAAGAAGTTAGTAGAAAATGCAAGCCCTACAGTTAAGAATTGGAACGCTATGGTTAGACCTGTAGTAGCCTTTATCTTTGTAGGTGAGTTAGTGCTTATCAACCTTATCTCATTAGCATGGGCTATGTGGTCAGGTGTAGACTTTGTTGTAGCATCTCAAGAAGTATTTGGTTCTGAAGAAATGGCTATTACTGCATCTATTATTGGTTTCTATTTCGGCTCTCGTACATGGGAAAAGAAACGTGAAAGTATCTGATAAACTTATCAAGTTACTACGTCATCACGAAGGTGTTAAAAATAAACCTTACAAATGTCCTGCTGGGTTGTGGACTGTGGGTGTTGGTCATCTTATCGGTGATGGTAAAACGTTACCAGCGTCATGGAATAAAACATTTACTAACGAGGAAATAGATGGAATTCTTAAACACGACCTCAACCGTTTTGAGTTGGGAATACATAAGATGTTACCTAACGTGCCTCTTAGACAACATGAGTTTGACGCTCTTGTCAGCTTTTGCTTTAATTTGGGTCTTGGATGCTTTCAGCGTTCAACCATCCGTCAAGCGTTGCTTCGTGGCGATAAAGAAGCGGCTATGGAGTCGTTAGTCAAATATTGTAGAGCTGGTGGCAAGATATTAAAAGGTTTACAAAACAGAAGATTAGATGAACGTAAATTGTTTTTAGGTGTATAATAGATTATCTCATTAATGAGAATTCTATGAAAATACTTTTATTAGATATTGAATGTGCTCCAAATCTTGCAACAGTTTGGGGAATATGGCAGCAAAATATTGCGCTTAACCAGTTATTAGAATCATCTTATACTTTATGCTATGCTGCTAAATGGTATGGTGAATCAAAAATTATGTTCGATTCAGTATATAAAAGTAATCGTAAACATATGCTTAATAGTATTCATAAATTAATGGATGAAGCAGATGCAATAGTTCATTACAATGGACTACAGTTTGACATTAAAATGTTAAATGGTGAGTTTTTACAAGCTGGCATGCCACCACCAAGTCCAGCAAAGCATATAGATTTACTTAGGGTTGCTAGAAGTCAGTTTAGGTTTGTATCAAATAAACTTGACTACGTATCTCAAAAATTAGGTTTAGGTAAAAAAACAGACCATGAAGGTCATGAATTATGGCTAAAGGTTATGAATAATGACCGCCAAGCATGGAAACGTATGGAAGCATACAATAAAAATGATGTTATATTATTAGAAAAATTATATGATAAATTTAAAGGATGGATAAGTAATCATCCAAATCATAATTCATTTTCTGATGGTACTGTTTGCCCAAATTGTAACTCTGCAAGATTAACTAAACAAGGTAGTTTTATTACTAGCTCTAGAAAATATCAACGTTATCAATGTAAGGACTGCGGAAAATGGAGCAAGTCAGTGAAATCAGAGAAATTAAACCACGACTTAGTTACCAGCATATAAGGAAAATCATGGACATCTCAGCATTATGTGAGCATATTATAGGCAAAGAAATTGTAGAGGCCGAAGCATATACTGACCCGTCTGTTTTAATTATTACTTTATCTGATGACACATATATAGAAATTACAGTTGATGCTATTTACTCAGAGGTGCCAGCATTAGATGACTGACATTATTTTACCTAACGGTGAAGTAGTAGATAACTATAGTAGTAACTACAGGTTGTATTGTGAAGCAAAATGGTTATTAACAAAAGATATTAATTTTAGACGTGAATGGCTATTTAAAATAGGCGAAAAACGTAAAACTGAGTTAGAACCATTAAAAGCCTATTTAAAAATGCTATTTGACCTAAAATAAACTGCCTTAAAGGCATTATTTTAACATGCCCTATAGATGTATATCAATTTATAATAAAAGCTTGTCTATGGCTTACTGCGTGAATTTAAATACGTTTTGCTAGTTTATACCAAGTTTGAATGTAATCTTTAAGGCTATCTATTGAATTTCCAAGATAAATAAGTGATGTTTGTGATATTTGATAATATTTTGAAATATAAATACCCGTATTATTTGAATATCCATTAATAAGTATTACAGTAAAGTTAGGTTCTTTTGATAAAGCTTTAAGAAGTATTTTTTGACCTTCTGAAATTTCTTCATTATCACGTTTCCATTCCCCCAATAAAAACTTATCATTAATGCCATATATCATATCTAAATTAGATGGCATAATTTTAGGGCTATCTTCAAATAATCCTCTTAAAAAGCCAAAGTCAGTATGACTGGCCATTTGGTTTCTCATTCCATTAGACACAAATAATTATTCCATTAGAACCAACTTGACAAACTGTTACAGAACCGTCCGGGGCTAATATAGTGGTTGTTTGGCTAAATACTTTTTCAGTCCAAAAAATAGCTAATGCAGCCATTACTACAATAAATATCCAATATATTTTAGTCATCTAAATCCTCAAGTCTTTCTAAAAATGCAGTAGTTTGCATATCATTATTATTTTCATCATTATTACTTAATGTAATATCATCTTCAAAAGTATTAACTAATTCTTGAATTTCATCTTTATCATGTTGCAATTTATCAATTACTAATTGTGCATAACCTATAATATCAATCCATGAATCCATATAATTTGCATCGCCATTTACAATACGACTTATTTTATGAGCAATCATTTCTAATGCTTCACGTTGATAAAACGATAATTTATTGGTAGTATCACCAAGATTAATTGCTTGTTTTATTAATTGTGTTGTTGTTGCATTAGATGAAAAGTCGCCATAACGACTGCCACGTTCATCTAAAATATTATTAATGTTTGTCATAAAATAAGCCTTTATTAATTGTAATATAATTATATTATCATATAAATGATAAAAAGTGTATTATAATCTATCAGTTTTTACCTTATTTCTTTGTCCCATTGGGGTAACCGCAGGTAATACAATTGCCCCTATTTTATCTAATTGTATTAATCTTCTATGATTCAATCTTAAAGCAGTAGTTAAATCCGCACGGTTTGCTGCGGGGTTTTGTTCTAAATACTCTTTAATTAAATTAGCATGTTTTAAATCATCAATTTGCGTATACATAATTTCTCCTATAGTCTAGTTTGCTCGAAACATTCCAGGTGACTTTTAGCAAAGATATTAGGTTTAATTTCTTCGTATAATTCACCTTGAATACATTTTAAATTTGTACTGCGTTGTTTAATAGTACATTTATACTCCATAATTCCCCATGTAATTACTGCCCCAATAATAATACCAATAATTAATTCAGGGGTGCCTTTCCATTTATAATCCACTGTTAGCCTCTACAAGACGTTTGCTATCATACTTAGATAATCCTTTATATTCTTCTACAGGTTCACCAGGAAACAAAGGAATTATCTTTATATAATGAGTTGTATTTTTTAAATCATTTAAATATGAAAGCTGATTTGGGTGAAATGACCATAAATAAGACTTCTTTAGGTCGCCTGATTTAACACAAAATTCTTGATAAAGCCATGCTACTGGTTCAGTCACAAAACACCAACCTTCCTATTTTAATATTGCAATTTTTCCAACCCGCTGGAGTATTAATACTATCATCATAAAAATGTAGTTTATTACCTATTGGGTTTTTAATTTTATTAAGATAAATAGCATCTATTGCTGTATATTTTATTTGTAAATATCTTTTATTATCAACCTCTTCATGATTTACATCTGTTATGCCTTGGAATTGCGAATTAGCGTATACAACTTCACACGGGTCATTTCCATAGTTTTTACTTTTAACACGGTTACGTATAACATTAAATACACCAATAATTTCTTGTTGCGTTGATGCTTCATGATATGCTGCATGTGCATAACAACTCATATATAAATCTAATGTATTAATATCCATAATAATTAAGCATTTCTATTAGTAATAATTAGTAAATTTGCATTATTATTTATAATGTATATTTAGTATAATCTTATTATATTGTGCAATTAAGCATAATATATTTATAAAAGGAAATACTATGTGGACAACTCCAGCAGTTACAGAAATGCGTTTTGGCTTTGAAGTAACTATGTACGTTATGAATAAGTAATTATTTTTTTAGCTGGGGATGCGCCTTAAAAGGGCACATCCTCTTCTGAACCTTCTACAGCAGGTTTGCCATATTCTGCATTTTTTATTTCTTTTGTTTGTATTTGTCCAGAAATAAATTCGCCACGAGCACTTTCTCGTTTCCATCCAGATAATCTAAATTCAACGCCATTAAGATTTGCTGTGCCACTCCAATCCGGGCGTTTAGGATTTTCTCCTTTGTCATTAATAAATAATGCAAATGTATTTGTATTGTCATATTGCGCCATACTTTACTCCTCTATGTTAAAAATAGGTTTTCTTGTCCAACGTTTAGGCTCTACGTCATCATTAACGTATTGCATAAATTCTAATGCTAATGGGATATACCAATCTTCCCATTTTTTATTATATGTAATATTTTGTATCCTAATACCATTAGGTATCCAAACACCAAACCAAGCCATATTTTGATTGCATACTAGCATTTGCATTTGTATTTGAAAATAATAACGCGGCGGCATAACATCATAATATTCCTGTGAATATGGGCATTTTAATTCTACAACTGTGCCATTATCTAAATATGCGTCAGGGGATGCCCCAAATGGTAATGTATCATGTACCATTAATTTATTCCCTGGCAAACAAATTTCATCCATTTCTTTTTCAAATGCACTTAATGCTAATGGTTCATTATCGATTCCCCATTGAGTCATTTCATTACCTTCAAAAGGCGGTTCACGTAAAGTCATTTGACGCCATAGTTTTTGCCTTTCATAAACTGCAGCCCAAGCATTACTAGCCGTAATAATATTATGACGTCTATTATCTTTTAAATGACTCATGCAGATTTCTTAAGTTCATTAGCAAATTCGCGTAATTTTTCTTGCGCTATTGGCGTTAATTTAAAAAATGCTTGTTTAAGTTCACCACGTTTAGCGGCTTCCTCTAAGTTATTTTTAGCAATTTCTAATTGTTCTTCTGTTATATTTTGTTCAACTTCAACTTCAATTGGTTTTGCAGAATCAATAGAGTCATGCTCTACAATTTCAAAAGCGTTTGTCCATAAATACCTACGAAGATATGTTTGAACCGCGCCTAAATTTTGCACCTCATGACAACCCTTTAAAGCTGCTGAAGACATAGGGCATTTAAATTCAATAAATTGTGAAGAATCATCTATATCAGTTATAGTTAAAACAGCAATATCTGTATAAAATGTTACCGTGCCACATAAACCAATATCATTACAAATAGTCTGAATAACAGGTAAAAAGTCACCTAATTCAAAATATTGATATCCTGCAAATTTGTTTTTGCCAGATTTTTTAAGTTCTGTATTTTGTAATTTAATTCTTGCTGCTTGTAGTTTTTTAAAGACTGTCATTTATATTCTCCTGTTTATTTAATTCTTTTAATGCTTTTTCTTTATGTTCAAATTTATCATTATCATCTTTTAACTCTTGATTTATTAATTGCAATTGGCTAATAATATCTTCTAATTCATCCATATTGATACCCCGTTTAATAAAATAATTAATAAAATAGCAATTAAAATTTCTTTACGTTTTTGTTTTTTTTCTTGCATTGAGTCCTGAGTTTTATATTCAATTCCATATCTTTCCCTATAACTTCTTGGAATTTTAAAGTCCCATTGATTATACCAGGAATAATGTTTATCTTTATCCCAGCCCCATTTATTCATCATGTTTTTCCTGTTGTTCTAATTGATGCTGCTCTTCAAGTTCTTTTTGACGCCAAAATTCTTGTTGGTCTAAATACTCATCATAATCTAAATATCGTTCCATTATATTGCCCCTGCTAACTTACCCATAATATGTAAACAAAGCCATACATAAGCCCAAAATGCTATTGCCGTTATAATCATAGTTTTTATTTTCATTTATATTCTCCAGGTATTAATTAACTGTAGAATCATTGTACATTTGTAATTATGAAAAGTAAACACTTTTTTTCAAAATAATTAATTATTTTATAAGTTATTGATTTTTAATAGAAATATTAGCAAATTTAGCTAAATTTTGAGCAATTTCCCAGCTTTTTTGCCATTTTTGGCTTGATTCTGTTGAATAAGTAACAATATTAGATATACCTGCTTGTATTAATCCCTTCATACATTCATGGCATACTTGCCTGCCATATACATATATTGTAGAATTTTTAAGAGACACCCCAGCAAGTCCTGCATTATAAATGCTATTCATTTCAGCATGAATTATATAATCTAATTTATTATCTGAATTTAAATATTCATCAGTATCAGGCATTGCTGCCGGTAATCCATTGTACCCTATGCTTAATATTCTACGACTTTCAGATACAATTACAGCACCCACTTTGGCATCCGGGTCTTTGCTCCAGGTGCTAACTTCTTTAGCAATATTTAAAAACCTTTTATCCCAATTTGTCATATAGCAACTTCCATTTTAATAGCAGGAAAAGGAACTAATAGTTGCATTTTTTTATAATTATTTACAAAACTATCTGGGTTTTTTAATACTTTATCTAATGGCCATTCTAATAGTGGAATATTAATTTCAACATTTAAATTATTTGTTTTTAATAATTCTGTAATTGTTGCTTTTTGGTTTTGATATATATGTGCATTAATTAAAATAAATTCTAAAAACCCTATATCAATTTTTAAAGAAGCAGCAATAACAGCTTGCAAACATCTAAATGTAATAGTGTCATATACTAATCCTACAGCAACATCACTGCTGCGCATTACTACACTCATATTTAATTTTTTATTTGTTATATCAATATAAAACCCAACAGGACAAGGCACATTAATAGCATTTAAATTGCAATCATCTTTTGGGTCCCATGAGCTAATCCAAATACGACGCGTTGTTTTATCTTTTTTTAAATTATTAATAGCTGCTTCTATTTGGTCATACCCTAAGGCATTACGCCATCTATATCCATATCCAGCAGTTACTTCATTATTAACTTGCCATTGTTTCCACATACCTGTATGCTCATTTAACCAATCACAATTTTTTGTTCCCATTAAAAACCATGCACATTCAGCAGCCCCGCTATGTAAATATGCTTTGCGGCCACCAACAATTGGTATACCATAATTATCATGCCTTAATACAATAGTTCCGTTATAACGTTGTATAGTTTGTTTTGTACGGTCATTAGGAATATCAGGCATTGCTAATATGTCTTTAACTAATTTTTTATATTGCTGTTGATACGTCATATTATTGTTCATCAAGAATTGCTTTTAAGTTTGGTGGTTGCCAGCCTTCCGGTTTAATAACATCTAATGAATTTTTACGTTTTGATTGTTCACTATTTGTTGCACGTACTTTATTCATATTAGTAGTATGTACTTCATTCCATAATTTTTGCCAAGGCAACCCCATCATATATGCTGTTCCCATTGCCACATATACAATGTCAATTAATGCGTCTGCCATGCCAACCGTATCATCTAAATTAGCACTTTGAATAAATTCTTTTAGCTCTTCTTCTAAAAAATGCACGCGATATGCTTGGGTATCTTTGTCTAATGGCCTTGCTTTACCAATATAAACTAAACCGTATTTGTTATGGAAGTCAACAACATCATGAAAATTTGAGTGCATATATAGCCTTTGATTTATTAAGTTTCTTAATCATATACTAAGTAATTTAAAAAAGAAAGTACTTTTTTTCAAAAATATAATATATAATAGATTTATTCTTGAAAGGGAAATTATGAAAAAAAATCAACGTGGCGGCAAGAGACCTGGTGCTGGAAGACCAAAAAGCATTATTAAAACTGTTGGTATTAAAATTACATTACCATTAGAATTAAAAACATTTTTAAAACAATTAGGTGGTTCTAAATGGATTAAAGAGCAAATATTAAAACATATGTAATTGGGAGATTATATGAAAAAAGTTCGTAACTGGAGTAAATTCCAACATTTTAAAAATAAAAGCTCTATGATTTGGTTTAAAGTATATGGCCGTGACATATTAAACGACCCAGATTGGCATGAATTATCAGACACACAGAAGGCAACTTTATTTGAATTATGGTGTTTAGCGTCTGAAACAGGTAAAGATGGTCAATTACCTGACACAAGAAAAATTGCATTTAGATTACATAAAAGTGTTCCTTTTATAATCAGCAGTTTAGATGATTTAAAGACATGGTTTGAAGAATAAATATAATAATTATATAAAAATTATATACATATTACATGCTATATAATATAATATTAAATAATATTAGATAATATTACATTAAATAATATTAAATTAAATTAAAACATATAAAGGAGATTATATGGAAATTAATGAAATACTTTCAAAGTTTCAAAAAGTATATAAATCAGGAACTGACCAGTGGCAATGTTTATGCCCTGCACATGATGATAAATCACCATCTGTTGGTATCAAATATACTAAGGACGGCAGAATACTAATTCATTGTTTTTCAGGCTGCCCTACTAATGAAATATTAAATGCTGTTGGAATATCATTTGATGATTTATTTCCTGATAAATTAGAAAATGAATATAAACCTATTAAACGTGCTTTTAATCCTTATGCTGTATTAACATCATTATCTAATGAAATTTTATTATGCACATTAGCAGCAATGGATTTGTCTAAAGGCAAAATTTTAAATGAAACTGATAAGCAAAGATTAATACTTGCATACTCACGTATTAAAGGAGCTTACGATTTATGTCATTAGAAGAAAAAGTTAAAGAATTAATGGTTAATGAAGATAAAATAAAAAATTATTTTTTTGTTCGTGATAGTGAAGAGTATAGAAAAATTAAAAGTCCTGATTTATTTATAGATGATACTATTAAATATTTTACAGGAGAAATTCAAAGCGGAGCATATTTACCATTTGAAAAAGCAGAAAACTTTCGACTTCGTTTAGGGGAGACTACAATTTGGTCCGGCTATTCAGGACACGGCAAAAGCATGCTACTTAGTTATATAACATTAAAGTTATTTGAAAATTATAAAACTATGATATGCTCATTTGAAATGTCTTGTAAAAGTACATTGGCTAGATATATTCGCCAGTCAGTAGGAACTAACGAACCTACAGAAAACGCAATAACTAATTTTTGTAATACTAATGCAGGAAAATTATTTTTGTATGACCAATTAGGTTCTACAAATCCAACGGCTGTATTATCAGTAATTTATTATGGTGCTGAGCAAATGGGTATTCAGCATTTTGTAGTAGATAGTTTAATGAAGTGTTCTATAAATGAAGATGACTATAATGGTCAAAAAAAGTTTGTAGACCAGCTTTGTATTGCTGCTAGAGACCTTAATATTCATATTCATCTTGTTGCCCATAGTAGAAAAACAATAGATGAAACTTCGCATACACCAGGAAAATTTGATGTAGCCGGAAGTGCAACAATTACAAATTTAGCGGATAATTGTGTTAGTGTATATAGAAATAAACGTAAAGAAAAAGATATTTTAGAAGGCAAAATTGAAGAAGGGCAAATTAAATTAATACCTGATGCTTATATGTCTATTAATAAACAAAGACATTTTGAATGGGAAGGTAGCATCCCATTATGGTTTGAGCCAAAATCTTTACGTTATATGGATAAACCAATATGACAATTAATGATTTTATTAAAGAATGCCAAAAAATATTTGGTAATGATATAGAATATAAAGTAACAACTAAAGATGGCATTGTATTTAAACAAACAAAAGGATGGAAAGATGATAAAATTCAATTTAACTCAAACGAATTTACCACTTTTAATCAACAAATTAAAAGAACTAAATTTTAAAAAAATTTGGAAAGTAACAATTAGCGAGAGTAAATCTTTAAGGTCATTATCACAAAACGATAGATATTGGATTATGCTTAAAGAATTAGGAGACTATTTAGGTTATTCTGATATTGAACTTCATGATTTATTAAAATGGAAATATTTATCTGTGCAAAAAGAAATTGCTGGGCAATCTGTAATTGTAATAAAGTCTACAAGTTCATTAACAACAGATGAGTTTTCAGAGTATAATGCTAATATTGAACGTTTTGCAAATGAATTTGGATTTAAATTCCCACATGATATACCGCAATATTAAACTAACAAAACTTGTACGCGAATTGCCATGCCAACATTGTGGCATTCAATCAGAAACTGTTTGCGCGGCTCATCGCAATGAAGGTAAAGGTATGGGGAGTAAAGTATCGGACGCATTAGTAGCGGCATTATGCCATGAATGTCATTTCCATCTTGATAATGGAAAAGAGTTATCAAAAGAAGATAGAAGGGACATGTGGAATCGTGCTTATATTAATACAATACAATATTTATTTGAACATGATATGATTGGAATTAAATAATGGGGAAAGGTAGTGCGCCACGTCCATTTGCGGACCGTAAGGAATTTGATAAAAATTTTGATTTAATTTTTGGAAAGAAAAAACATGGCAACAAGCCCGACTCAATTGACTCTGAAAAAATTACAGAAAGAGAATTACCCGTTATCCCAAGTAGTAGAGAAATGGAATAGTTGGGGTAGAGTACGTGTAGATTTATTTGGAATAATTGACGTGTTAGCAATTTCAGACGAAGGTAATACAGTAGCCATACAAACAACTAGTCTTAGCAATACAAGCGCTCGAATTAAAAAAATAGGTGATAGCAATGCAATTGGTTATTTACGTAAAGCAGGTTGGACAGTGCTTGTACATGGGTGGTATAAAAAAAATAATAGATGGCATGTTAAAGAGGTAGACCTTTCCTAATGTTAACAATGACTAGATTACTTGAAATATTAGATGGATGGGCATTATGGATGCGGAAATCAAATCATAAATTAGGATTTCCATCAAAGTCAATTGGATTAAGTTCTGGTGGAGTATCAACTGAAGATTCATTTGATGATTTAATTGCTATACAAGATAGTAATAATATTAGAATATTAGATACTATTATTCATAACTTGCCAAAAGAACAGCAAGATGCTCTATATCATAACTATCTTAATGCTAAAAAACCATTTGCATTTGAATATAAACATGAATTAGCTTTAGACAATTTGCTTACATTAGCCAGCCGCAAAATAAATATATAAATATGTTTACAAATAATTAAATTTAGAGTATAATACAAGGCGATAGAGGAGTAGTCTCTATCATTTATAATCTCCAATTGTCCCACTTCGGTGGGATTTTTTTTATCATGAATATTAATGTGTGTGAACAGTGCGGTAATGTCTTTGACTCAACCGGTTATCCTGTTTGCCCTGATTGTCAGTTTGACCATATTTTTATAAGGATACCAAATGAAGAAGCCAACAACGAAAGCCGGCAAGATGGCAAAGGTAAACAAAGTAATGAAAGAATTTAAAGCTGGTAAATTAAACACAGGCACTAAAAAAGGTCCGATTGTTAAATCACCAAAGCAAGCAATTGCAATTGCACTTAGCTCTGCAGGCATGAGCAAAAAGAAGAAAAAATAATGACTGCCGCATGGACAAAAAAAGCCGGTAAAAATCCAAAGGGCGGATTAAATGCTAAAGGCAGGGCTTCTTATAATAAAGAAACTGGTGGTAATTTAAAAGCGCCTGTAAAAGCAGGGGATAACCCAAGACGCGCATCATTTTTAGCACGTATGGGTAATATGCCAGGCCCAGAACGCAAACCTAATGGCGAACCTACAAGATTATTATTATCATTAAAAGCATGGGGAGCATCAAGTAAAGCGGATGCAAAAGCAAAAGCTAAAGCTATTAGTACACGTAATTCAAAAAAAGGAAAATAATTATGCCAATGGTCGGAAAAATAAAGTTTGCTTATACAGAAAAAGGTAAGAAAGAAGCTAAATCTTATGCTAAAAAAACGGGTAAAGCAGTAAAAGCTAAACCTGTAAAAAAGGGAATAAAAAGTGGCTACTAAACCAGGACTCTATGCAAATATTGCAGCTAAGAAAGCCAGAATTAAAGCAGGCTCTGGCGAAAAAATGAATAAGGTTGGCTCTAAAGCAGCGCCATCAGCAAAAGATTTTAAGGACGCAGCTAAAACAGCGAAGCCTATTAAGAAAGCAAAAAAGAAATAATGTGGTAAAACTAGATATATACGTAGGATATGACGGCAAGGTAGAACCAATTGCTTATCATAACTTTTGTCAATCAGTTATAGAGAAGTCATCTATACCGGTTAGCTTTACACCATTAGCATTAAACACATTACAAGACTACAAAGAAACACATACAGACGGCAGCAACGCATTTATCTATTCACGCTTTCTAGTGCCATATCTAAATAACTTTAAAGGTATCGCACTATTCGTAGATGGTGATATGATTTGCAGAACAGATATAGCAGAGATACTAGCTAACTTTGATAATGATGAAGCAGTCAAAGTTGTAAAGCATCACTATAAAACAAAGCATCCTGTTAAATATCTAGGTGCAAAGAACGAAGACTATCCTAAAAAGAATTGGTCTTCAGTAATGCTCTGGAACTGTTCTCATTGGTTGAACCGTCAGCTAACACCTAGATTTATTCAAGAACAAACAGGTAAATACCTACACAGGTTTGAATGGCTAAAGTATCCTGAAGAACAAGTAGGTAAGCTAGACGAAACATGGAACTGGCTAGAAACAGAATACGAATATAACAAAGATGCTAAATTAGTGCATCACACATTGGGAACACCATGCTTTAAAGACTATCAGAATACTGATTACGCAAAAGAGTGGTGGCAGACTTACCATAGAATGATATACCCACTTAAGAGTAACAACAAAGATTCAGAACTATAACAGAGGGCAACCAACCTATAAGGAGTTGCATAACAATGGATAACAATGAAGATAAAGAACCTAAAGTAGGAGCCCCAGCCGGTAATACAAATTCTAATAAAAACAACAGGATATGGGCAAATACAATTCGTAAATTAGCCATACAAGAAGATTACAGACGCATACACGCTATTGCTGAAAAGCTATTTGAAAAAGCAGCAGAAGGTGATTTAGGTGCAGCAAAAGAGATTGGCGATAGATTAGATGGTAAAGCAGTAGCCATTCAAGAGATTACCGGAGCAGATGGTAAAGATTTACCTATTGGAATAGGAATTAGCTTTGTCAAGCCAGACGATAGCCCAGTTTCCGAGTAAGCTAGACTTCTTATTTGAGCCACACCGTTACAAAGTAGCATACGGTGGTAGAGGTTCAGGTAAGTCATGGGGATTTGCTAGAGCATTATTATTGCAAGCAGCTAATAAACCATTGCGTGTATTATGTGCACGAGAAGTGCAACGTAGTATTAAAAACTCAGTTCACCAGCTTTTGTCAGACCAGATACAAGCATTAGGTTTAGGTCAGTTTTATGAAGTATTAGAGTCAGAGATACGTGGTCTTAACGGTAGTCTATTTGTATTTACAGGTTTAGCTAATAACACAGCCGAGTCAATAAAAAGTTATGAAGGCATAGACCGTGTATGGTGTGAGGAGGCTCAGACCATTTCACGCAAATCGTGGGATATACTTATTCCTACTATACGTAAACCAGAGTCAGAGATATGGGTATCATTTAATCCTGGGCTAGATACAGACGATACATACTTACGCTATTGTGTAAACCCACCAGAGAACGCTAAGGTAGTTAAGCTAAATTACATGGATAATCCATGGTTCAGCGAAGTTCTTGAAATAGAACGTCAGCATAGCGAGAAGACTAACCCTGACTATGCAAACATATGGTTAGGTGATTGTAAGGCTGCTGTAGATGGTGCTATATACTCTAACGAGATAAGAGAAGCACAAGAAGGTAACCGTATTACAACTGTACCTTATGACCCTATGATGAAGGTTCATGTAGTCATGGACTTAGGATGGAACGACAGCATGTCAGTTATCCTATGCCAAAAGGGTATATCAGACTTACGCATCATTGGTTATATAGAAGATGACCACAGAACACTAGATAGTTATTCTGCACAACTAAAGAACTTATCCTATAACTGGGGTACAATGTTCTTACCACATGACGGACAGTCTAAAGACTTTAAGCATGGTATATCAGCAGAAGATATTATGAAGAAGTTAGGATGGGATATACGTATCGTACCTAAAGCAGACATAGAGTCTGGTATTAAGTTAGCACGTATGAACTTCCACCGTATATACTTTGATAAGTCAGCACAAAGACTTGTTGAATGTTTAAAGAATTATCGCAGAAGTATAAACTCTGCAACTAACGAACCTGGTGCGCCACTACATGACGAATACAGCCATGGAGCAGATGCGTTCAGATATTTATGTACCTCTATTGAGTCTATGAAGAACGAGTCATGGAGCAAAGAGAAAATACAATATACAAATAGAGGAATTGTTTGATGAATATAGAAGACATGGAAATAATTGCACAGATAGAGGCGCAAGAGAATATAGCCTATGGTGTAAATGATAGTGCATTGTCTAATGATAGAGCAGAAGCGATTGACTACTACCTAGGACAACCATTCGGTAACGAAGAAGAAGGTCGTTCACAAGTTGTATCGTATGACGTTCAAGATACTATTGAGTCAGCTCTCCCTCAGCTTTTAAAAGTCTTTGTAGCCGGTGATAAGGTT